GCAGCAGCGCGACGGCATCTGGGGGAGGTTGGCCCGCTGGTTCTGGGGCGCACCGATCCCGGTCGGCGAGAAGCGCACCAGCATGCACGTGCCGCTCGCCGCCGACATCGCCCGCACCAGCAGCGAGCTGCTGTTCAGCGAGCCCCCCAAGCTCATCGCCCCCGAGGGTGCCACGGCCACGCAGGACGCCCTTGACGCCCTGGTGGACGATGGGCTGCACCCGGCGCTGCTAGAGGGCGGCGAGATCTGCGCCGCGCTCGGCGGCGTCTACCCCCGCATCGTGTGGGACGTGACGGTCAGTGACCGCCCGTGGGTAGACATGGTCGCGGCCGACCGCGCCGTGCCGGAGTTCGCGTACGGGCGCCTGCGCGCGGTGACGTTCTGGACGGTACTGGAGCGCGACGGCAAGACCGTCACCCGGCACCTGGAGCGGCACGAGCCCGGCCACATCTACCACGGCCTCTACAGCGGCACGCCCACGCAACTCGGGAAGGCCCTGCCGCTCACCGTCCGCGAGGAGACCAAGGCCCTCCAGCCCGACGTGCCGACCGGCACGCAGCTGCTCACCGCCGCGTACGTGCCCAACGTCCGGCCGGCGCGCGCGTGGCGCAACCGCCCGCAGGCCGCCGGGCTCGGGCAGTCCGACTTCGCCGGGGTTGAGCCGATCTTCGACGCGCTCGATGAGGTGTACTCCAGCTGGATGCGGGACGTACGGTTCGGCAAGGGCCGCATCATCGTGCCCAACAGCATGCTGACCAGCAACGGACCCGGGCAAGGCGCGTCGCTCGACCTGGAGCGGAGCATCTTCACCGGCCTGGAGATGCTGCCCCGCCCCGGCGACAACGGCAAGCCGTGGGACATCGCACAGTTCGAGATCCGCGTGGCCGAGCACCGCGACACCGCCCGCGAGCTGATAGAGGTAGCCGTCCGGCAGGCCGGCTACTCCGGTGCCAGCTTCGGCCTCGACGGCGACGGGCAGGCCGTGACCGCCACCGAGGTCAAGGCCAGGCAGACCCGCAGCCTCACGACGCGGGCGCGCAAGGCCCTGTACTGGCAGCCCGCCATGCGGCAGATCCTGCTCGCCTGGCTGGCCGTGTCCGCCGCGCAGTTCCACGTACCCGGCCTCGACCTGTCGGCCCCGCCCGACGTGGAGTTCCCGGACGGGATCACCGAGTCGCAGCAGGAGATCGCCACCGCGCTCCAGCTCTTCACCGCCGCCGACGCCATGTCCACCGAGGTCAAGGTGCGCGTCGTGCACCCCGAGTGGGACGACACGCAGGTGCAGGCCGAGGTGGACGCGATCCACTCGGAGCGCGACATGGGTCCGCTCGCGGACCCGGCTGCGATCGGCGCCGGCGGGCACGGGCTGGACCTCAGCGGCACCGACCTGCAAAGCCGACTTGCCAAAATGGCCAGCGAGATGGACCCGGAGACCGCAGCGCGTTTCGCCCGCACGGCGAACGACGCGCTGAACCGGGGTACTGGCGGCGGCTGATGCCCGTCAGCCCCGCCGACACCATCGACCTCGCCCGCGCCATCAGCGTGCTGTACGAGGACGCCGAGGACGCCCTGTTCGGCCTGGTGTCGCAGGCGCTCGCTGAGGGCATCGACAGCCCGTCGTGGGCGCAGGCGAAGCTGCTCGCGGTCGGCGACCTGCGCAGGGCGCTGGAGGACGTCACCAACGCGCTCCAGCGCGATGCCAGCGGCGCGATCAGCCGCGCCGTGGAGGAGGCGTACCGGCGTGGCGGGCAGTCCGCTGTGGCCGAGCTGGGCGCGCTCGCCGAGGGCCACCGCAACTACGTCGCCCGGCACCTGCCCGGTGCGTCCGCCGTGGACCGCCTCGCCCGCGCAGCCGTCGCCGAGCAGGGCCCGACGTGGGGCCGCATCCTCCGCGAGCCCCTCGACATCTACCGCAGCGTGGTCGCCCGCGTGGCCGCGTCCCCGCTGCTCGGGGCGCTCACCCGCCGACAGGCCGCCGGGCGCGTGCTTGACCAGTTCGCCGCCCGTGGCGTCACCAGCTTCACCGACACCGCCGGGCGCCGCTGGAACATGGCCTCGTACGCCGAGATGGCCGTACGGTCCGTCACCGCCCGCGCTGCGATCACCGGGCATGTAGAGCAGCTTCAGGCCCTCGGGCAGCAGCTCGTGATCGTGTCGGATGCGCCGCTTGAGTGCCCGCTGTGCCGCCCCTGGGAGGGCGAGGTGCTGGCCATTAACGGCCAGACCGGCCCGCACACCCTGCGCCTGCCGCGCGCCGACGACCCCGGCACGTTGTTCCGACGCCCCGAGACGGTCGCCGTGCACGTCGCGGGCAGCCTGCCCGAGGCGCGCGCCGCCGGGCTGCTGCACCCCAACTGCCGGCACAGCTTGAGCGTCTACCTGCCGGGCGTCACGACCCGGCCCGAGAGCCCGCCGCACCCGCACGGTGCGACGTACGAGGACACGCAGCAGCAGCGGTACTACGAGCGCCAGGTGCGCGCGTGGAAGCGCCGGGCGGCTGCGGCCCTCACCGACGCGGATCGCCGCAGGGCGAACGCGAAGGTCCGGCAGTACCAGGCCCGCATCCGCGCCCTCGTGGCCGACAAGGGCCTGCACCGCCAGCCCGCGCGCGAGCAGATCACCAGCGCGCGGTAACCCACCGTGAGGAGGCCGCCGTGGCGACCAAGTTCGACAAGCTCGCCGCGAAGCTCGCAGCCCGCGGTGTCCGCGACCCGAAGGCGCTCGCCGCGTTCATCGGCCGCAAGAAGCTCGGCAAGGCCGCCTTCCAGGCGAAGGCCGCCGCCGGGCGCAAGAAGCACAGCGCGTGACCACAGGCCGCCAGGCGCGGCCGTCCCTGACGAGCACCAGGAGTGCCCGCATGTCCACACCCGCCGAGCCGGTCCAGCCGGCCACACCCCAGACCCCCGCGGTACCGGCCACGCCGGGCCCGCCCGCCACTCCCGCAGTGCAGCCGCCCGCCACACCGCCGACCGGCCAGGTGCCGACCGCCGAGGATGTGGCCAGCCTGCCGCCGTGGGCACAGAAGAAGCTCGCCGACGCGAACGCCGAAGCCGCCAAGGCCCGCGTGACCGCCAAGGAGAACGCAGCCAAGGAGGCCCGCGCCGAACTGCTCCGGCAGCTGTCCGGCGACGCCGAGGAGCCGCTGACCCCCGAGCAGCTGCAGCAGCAGCTCGCCGAGGCCCGCACTGCGGGAACCACGGCGCAGCAGGCCGCTGCGGCGGCCGCCATCGAACTGGCCGTCTACCGCACGGCGCAGCGAGCCGGCGCGAACGCTGACGCCCTGCTCGACTCCCGCGCGTTCTGCGACGGCATCGACGCCCTCGATATCGACCCCAGCGACACCGCGGCGTTCACCGCCGCCGTCACGGAGAAGGTCAACGCGGCGCTGGCCGCGAACCCCGCGCTGCGCGCAGGCCCGACCGCCGGACGCTCCGGCGGCGACATGGGCGGCGGCGGAGGCAGTGGCGACGGCGCGGCCACCATCGACGCGCAGATCGCCGAGGCCACCAAGCGCCGCGACTTCGCGGCCGTCATCCGCCTGACACGGCAGAAGGCCGCACAGACCACCCCCTGATTGCTCGGCGCCCGTGCCGGGCCAACCCGTAGGAGACCCGCATGGCCGGCCAGATCACCGGTATGGGCACCACCTTCAACCTGCCGAACTACGTGGGGCCGCTGTTCGCCATCACCCCGGCCGACACCCCGTTCCTGTCCGCCATCGGCGGCCTCACCGGCGGTGGCATGACCGACGCCACCGAGTTCGAGTGGCAGTCGTACGACCTCGGCGACCCCGGGCAGAAGACCGCCCTGGAGGGGGCTGCGGCCCCGACCGCCGAGGCGATCGCCCGCGGCAACGTCCGCAACGTGCTGGAGATCCACCAGAAGAAGGTGTCGGTCTCCTACACCAAGCAGGGCGCCTCGGGGCTGCTCACCACCCCGTCCAGCGCGCCCTACCACGGCGTGCCCGGCGAGAACCCGGTCGGCAACGAGATGGACTGGCAGGTTCAGCAGCAGCTCAAGCGCATGGCGCTGGACCTGAACTGGGTCTGCATCAATGGCGTGTACCAGCTGCCGACCGACAACACCACGCCTCGCAAGACGAGGGGCATCCTCCAGGCCGTCACCACCAACCGGGTCGCGCTCGGGACCAGCGTGACCGGCCTGACGTCCTCGACCGACACGATCGCCGAGACCGGCACCGCCCTGGCCAACGGCGACGCGATCATCTTCACCGCGACCGGTGCGGCAACCAGTATCATCGCCGGCCGCATCTACTACGTGGTGTCGAAGGCCACCGACAGCTTCAAGGTCGCCACGTCCAGCGGCGGCACCGCCCTGACGCTGGGCACCGCCACCGGCATCGCCTACACCGTGCCGTCGACCAGCGCGCTGACCGCGGGCAACGTCAACGGCCTGGCGCAGATGGCGTACGACAACGGCGGCCTGTCCGAGCAGGACACTGCGGTGCTGGTCGTGAACTCCCGGCAGAAGGTCAACCTGACCACGGCCTACGCGGGCCAGTACCGGCAGGCCGACCCGCTGTCGGGCCGCAACGTCGGCGGCGTGTCGGTGGACACCGTGGTCACCGACTTCGGCACCTTCGGCGTCATGCTGGACCGGCACATGCCGCAGGACACCATCCTGCTGTGCTCCATGGAGCAGCTGCGTCCGGTGTTCCTGAACGTGCCCGGCAAGGGGACGCTGTTCTCCGAGGCGCTGGCCAAGGTCGGCGCGAGCACTGACGAGCAGCTGTACTGCGAGTTCGGCCTGGAGTACGGCAACGAGCGGGCGCACGCGGTCCTGACAGGTGCCAAGCTCTGATGGTCGCTGAGACGTACGTACGGCGGGCCGGGCAGCATGTGGCGGAACGTGTCCGCCCTGCGCTCGGCTCGCCGGATGCGCAGCGCCTCGCCGCTGCCGCGGATGACCCCGAGTCGCCGTGGCAGCGTGAGGACGTGCCCGTACCGGGCAGTGCGCCGCTGGCCGCCCGCCCCCCGCAGGCCGCACCGAAGGACGACTGGGTGTCGTGGGCGGTCGCGTGCGGCGCTGGCGAGGTCGCGGCCGACCTGATGACCAAGCAGCAGCTCATCGAGCAGTACGGACGGGGTGACGCCTGATGGCGCGCACAGCACTGGCGGTGACGGGCCCGGCTGCGGCCGGCCTGAACCTGGCGACCGCCCTGGCGGCGGTGAACCTGACGGACGGCAACAGCTTCCCGTGGGCGGCGCGCCGCTACCTGCGGGTGGTCAACGGCGACGACACCAGCCTGACGGTGACGGTGCAGACGCCCGGCACCGTGGGCACGCAGGCCCTCGCCGTCGCGGACCTGGCCGTCACCGTGGCCGCGTCCGGGGACGTGCTGATCGGTCCGCTGGGTCCGGAGTACCGGCAGGCGGACGGGTCCGTGCACGTGGACTACAGCGGCGCGGACGCGTCCGTGACCGCCACCGTGCTGGGCCTGTAGGGGGGTGGCCATGCCGAGGATCTACGCGACCGCCGACGACATGGCCGCCTACACCGGTACCACGGCCCCGGCGAACGCCGACGCCCTGCTCGCCAAGGCCAGCCGCTTCCTGGACAGCAGCGTGTTCCGGCTGTGCTGGTACCAGGCGGACGGCGACGGGCTCCCCACCAACGCGCTCGTGGTCGCGGCGTTCCGCGATGCGGTGTGCGCGCAGGCCGCGTGGTGGGACGAACTCGGCGACTCCACCGGGGCGATGGGCGCGGGCTGGGGCAGCGTGCAGATCGGCT